CCGGCCCCTGGGAACTTGTCATCCGCCTCGACGACGACGACCCGACCCGCGATGCCTACCCCACCCACGCCAACATCATCTATTCCGTCGGCCCGCGTGTCGTCCTGTCCCAATACTGGAATGAATGCCACGCTCTCGCTCAAGGCCCCATCTTCTGCCACGCGGGAGACGACATCGTCTTCCACACTCCTAACTGGGATCGCCTCGTCGCCGCCACGTTCCCCCCCGACGGTATCGCTTTCGTCCACGGCGACGACGGCAGCGTCAACGGTCGTCTCCTCGGCACCCACGGGTTCTTGCATCAACGCTGGGTCGATACCGTCGGCACGTTCTGCCCCCCCTACTTCTCCTCTGATTACAACGACCTCTGGTTCAACGAGGTTGCGAACGCGCTCGGCCGCCGCATCTTTGTCCCGATCATCACGGAGCACATGCACCCAGCCTTCGGCAAAAGCGAGTGGGATGATACTCATCGTGAGCGGATCGCGCGGCATCAGGCCGACAACGTGGAGCAGATATGGCAGGACAAGCAGGAGGAGCGTGAACGATGGGTAGCGCTACTGAGACAGCAGATGGACTGAGCCACGACGGCCACGATGGTCACTACGACCACGCCTACTACCAACGTGATATCCCCGAGAACTGGTTTGCCCCACGGCAACTTCTCCGCCCCGACCAGCTAGCCGCCGTCTGCTACCTGTTCGGCCTTCCCTTCTACGGCGACGAGGAGTACCCCCCGCGCCCCGATCCCGGCCCCTGTCTGTCCGTCGGCTGCGGCACCGGCACCCTCGAGGCCAGGCTCGAAGCCCTCGGCGTAGAAGTCTTCGGCTCTGACCCGTCCCCCGCTGTGCGCGACCTCTACGCCGGACGTCGGCTCATCCAGTCTGATCTCACCGGCACCCTGGACCGCCTGCCCCCCGACCAGTACCGCTCCGTCATCTTCTGCGAGTCCCTCGAACATATCCCCCTAGATCAGATCCATGCCGCCTGGCGCGTCTTCCGCGACGCCTCAGACCTCCGCATCGTCATCGTCAACTGGCCTGCCCGTCATCCCATCCCGCTCGACCCTTCCGGCTGGGATCACATCACCCGCGTCGATGACTCCCTCTTCGATGACCTAAGCGCGGGCTTCACCACCATCGTGCGCCGCGGCTCGCACCTGGTCCTGGACCGATGAGGCTCGCCTTCGTCGGACTCGGCAAACTCGGTCTGCCCACCGCTGAAGTTCTCGCCACCGCCCATGACGTTTCCGGCTACGACATCGCGCCACGTTCCAGCTCCACGGTCCACATCGCCGCCACGCTAGCCGAAGCTCTCCACGACGCCGAGGCGGTGATGGTCTGCATCCAGACTCCTCACGCTCCCGCCTATGAGGGCATCACGCCCGCCCCAGACGACCCTGCCGACTTCGACTACTCCTATCTCATCACTGCCCTCGTTGATATCACCAGAGTCGCCCCGCCTACCCTTCCCGTCATCGTCATCTCCACTGTGCTCCCCGGCACATCCGCGCGCCTCCTCGAACCTCTCGTCAACGGCCCCTACATCTATGAGCCCCTGTTCGCGGCAATGGGTACCGTCACCCAAGACCTCCGCCATCCCGAGTTCACCATCGCTGGTGTCCGTCATCCCGGCGACGCGGAGATCATTTCTGGCATCTGGAAGCCCATCAACGACGCCCCCATCATCTCCGTCACGGTTGAATCCGCCGAGCTGGCTAAGGTCGCCTACAACTGCTGGGTAAGCGCGAAAGTTGTTCTCGCCAACAGCATCGGTGAGATCGCGACGGCCGTCGGCGCCGACCCCTGCGAGGTCGATGACATTCTGACGAAGGCAACCGACCGTATCGCCTCGCCTGCCTACATGCGGCATGGCATGGCAGACGGCGGCGAGTGTCACCCCCGCGATGTGATCGCGATGTCTTACCTGTCACAGAACATCGGCCTAACCCACGACCCGTTCTCCTACGTCGTGCGCGCGCGCGAAGCCCACATGCAACGCCTCGCCGTCCACGTTGCCCGCCTCGCCATCATCCACAATCTCCCCATCGTCATCGTCGGCCGGTCCTACAAGCCGGGTGTGGACATCGACACGGGCTCATCCTCTTTACTCCTCGCCCACTATCTGCTCGAAGCGGGCCACGAGCCGCGCTGGCTACTTACCGCCGACACCCCCGGCACCGATCCCGCCATTTACGTCCTGGCTCATCCAGTCTCTTGGTTGTTCCCCGAAGGCTCCGTCGTTGTGGACCCATGGCGATGACCAAGACGGCCGACGACGATGCTGCCGAGGCTCTCGCCGAGCGCGAGTTCTGGGATGCTGCCACGCCGCTGCACGTCTGGGGCACCAATCCGGCCGAAGGACTAGAGGCATCTCTATCTGCCATCCACGCCGGCTTAGACCTCTGCATCGACGCAGAATCTCCGCGCGTGCTGGAGATTGGCTGTGGCCTCGGTCGCCTGCTTGTCCCCCTTGCTCGGGCTCATCCGACCTGGACCCTCTACGGCTTGGACATCTCCAGCGTTTTGCTCTCCCAATGCCGTACCCTCGTCGCCAATTATCCCAACGTCACGCTACTCCACAGTGACGGTCGCACTATCCCCGCTGCGGATATGTTCGACGCTATCTACTCGATGGTGGTCTTCCAGCACATCTCCCGCCCCGCCACAGCCCACTACCTCACCGAATCCTTCGACCTTCTGCGCCTCGGCGGCATCATCCGCTTCCAATTCGTCGAAGGGACCGAAGACACGTTCCTGAACCGTCACTGGCAATCCCCAGAGATGATCGCCGTCCTGCGCCAAATCGGCTATGAGGTGATCGGCTATCACCATGGTCTCATCGAACCCAACTGGACGTGGATCACCGCACGGCGACCGTAGCCAACCAACTTCCAAGGAGTGAAGATGAACACAGTCCCCGTCATCTGGCTCAGCCTCCACGACGGTATCGAAGCACGCGGCACCTGGGATCACGGCCTCCTCCTCGACCTTCTCGACAACCATCTCGCCCCCACCGGCTACGACTACGCCCATCACCGTAGTCCCCCGCCGAAAGCCTCTATCCTCGACGGCGCTATCCTCATCGTCCCTGGCCAGCATCACACTTCTCCCTCCGACCTCGCTCGCATCAACGAGATCATCGCCTCCCTCTACTGGTGCCTGCTCATCATCACCGGCGACGAGGAACACCTGTTCCCCCTCGATTCTCTCGCCACGCACCCGCGCCTATCCGTCTGGGTCCAGCCCGCCCGCGAACACCCTCGCGTCGATCACCATCTCCCCTTTGGTTACCCCCCCGACACGGCTGCCCTTCTTCGCCATATCCCGACCGACAAGTCCTGGGTCTGGTTCTTCGCCGGCCAGGACAACAACCGCATCCGCCACGCCTGCATCGAGGCCCTCCGCGCGGATGGCCGCGGCAAGCTCTCCCCCACTGAGTCCTTCTCCGCCGGCCTTTCCCGCTACGAATACCTCCAGACCCTCGCCGCCTCGCGCATCGCCCCCTGTCCCTCTGCCACCGCCACCCCCGATACCTTCCGCGTCTATGAAGCCCTCGAGGCCGACTGCATCCCCGTCATCGACAACCCCGACCACTTCACTCGCGTCTTCTTCGGCTCTGTACCCCCCTTCCCCGTCGTCTCCAGCACCTGGTCCGACTATTCCACCGTCATCGACTTCATCTCCAACCATCACGTCGCCCTCGCCAACATCTGCGCCGCCTACTGGGGTCGCTACAAATCCCACCTCGCTAACGCCCTCGGCTCCACCATCGCCGCTGTATCCGGCACCCCTCGCTCCCTTTCCGACATCACCGTGCTCATCCCCACCTCCCCCATCCCCTCCCACCCCTCTACCGCCATCATCGAAGAAACCATCTCCTCCATCCGCTCCCGCCTCGACCTCAAATCCGCTCCGATCATCATCGCCGCCGACGGCGTCCGCATCGAACAAGAACACTTCCGCACCGCCTACGACACCTACCTCCACAACCTTCTCCACCTCTGCCGCACCCGCTGGCATAACGTGACCGTCCGCATCTTCGACGAGCACATCCATCAGTCCGGCATGACACGTGCTGTGCTGCCCGACATCACAACACCCCTCCTACTGTTCGTCGAACATGACACGCCGCTGACCGGTCACATCCCCTTCGACATTCTCTCGCGCGCCGTTCTCGGCGGCACCGCGAATCTGGTCCGGCTGTATTACGAAAAAATCTTCCAGCCTGAGCATGAGTACCTAGCCGACCGCTCCCGCCTCACACATGTCGAAGGTGAACCCTTGCTTCCGACAATCCAATGGTCTCAGCGACCTCACTTGGCCTCGACCAACTACTACCACAAGGTTCTCTTCGGATGCTTCACTGCCAACGAGTTATCTATGATCGAGGATCGCCTACACAGTGTCGTCCAGGTTGCAGGCTGGGAAGGCTGGGATGAGCATCGTCTCTACATCTATCTTCCCGACGGCGACAACATCCAACGCTCGTATCATCTCGACGGCCGTGGCGATCAACCGAAGTGGACAGACTCGTGAAGCTCGGCCTGATTGCACGCTGTGACGCTCGTGGGTTGGGCATACAATGCCGTGGATTCCACGACAACCTCCCCGTAGACCGAACGCTCGTCATCGAAGCCGCCGCGAACATCTCCCCACTCACTCAACACCCCGAGTGGTATCCGCCCGACTCCATGAACATCCTGTGGGACGGCGGTCCCATCGACCCCGACGTCATGCGCCGCTTCTGCACCGGCCTCTCAGCTGTGTACTGCGCTGAAACGCCATACGACTGGTCCCTGTTTGACATTGCCCGCTCGGTCAACTGCCGCACCATCCTCCACGTCAACGCCGAGCTGTACCGTCCCGCCATCGACACTTACCTCCCTCGCCCCGACGCCGTCTGGCTTCATTCCCCCTGGCTCGCCGACCAGATCCCCCACGACGCCATCATGCCCGTCCCCGTAGACCGCTCCCATCTCCCCTACCGGCAGCGCCATTCTGCCCGCCGCTTCGTCCACGTCGTCGGCCTGCGCGCATCCCGCGACCGTAACGGCACGTCCACCCTCATCCGTGCTCTCTCCCGTCTGCGCCCCGCCGTCCCCATCGAAGTCATCCTGCGCTCCCAGTCTCCCCTCCCCCGCTTTGGCCTCCCTCGCAATCTCCCCGACGTCACGCTACGCACCGAGATCGCCGATGTCCCCACCGTCCGCGGGCTCTACGACGATGCCGACGTGATGCTCCTCCCACGCAAGTATGGGGGTGGCTGCCTGCCGATGTTTGAAGCAGCATCACTCGGCTTGCCGGTCATAATGACGGACACCGCACCGCAGAATACGATCCTAGGCGCGGAGTCCCTCGTCCCGGTCGCCCGGTCGGCGTTGTTGCGTACCCAGTTCGGTCGCATCCCTATCGTGGAAGCGTCACCGGTCGGTCTGGCGAAGCGCATCAACGAGTTGGTCAACGATGATGCGATGGTCGAGAGGTTGTCGAGGGGGTCTGACCGGATCGCCGGCGAGCATTCGTGGGACGTGTGGCGAGGGAAATATCTAGCCGAGATCGAGAAGGTGATCGCGCGATGAGTCCGATGAATGTTAGGCCGCAGCCCTACTTACACTGCCACATGTGCAATACCTCCCGCACGGTCGATGGGAACTCTGTCCCGTCCGGCTGGCTGACCATTGCCCGATTCCAAGATGTCCACATGGAGATCGGGGCCTTCGGCCAGGAGCGCAGAACGCAGGACTATAGCCAGTGGCTTGTCTGCTCGCTGTCGTGTCTGGGCGTGCTAACCGAGATGCTGCAAGTGGAAGGGGAGGGATGAGGTCTGGCCGGGCGGGCCTGTTGTTTTGGTAAGAGCCATTGGTATTCTGTACCGATGGCTCTCACTATTGATGGGTTCGCCTCTCGTCGTCATTACGCTAATCATCTTTATCCCATCTGGCGTGCGCTTCCCGAACATCGTCGCGGCGTCTTCTACGTCACTTCATCCCTCGCCGCCGAAGCTACAGCCGCAAGCATCTCTGTTGCGCAAGGCCGCGTCCCAACCCGACCCAATATCCCTATTCTTGTCAGCGCATACTCCGATCTCCGTATCGCTCCACACCGCCGCGTCGTGTTCACCGAACATGGCAGCGGTCAGTATTACGACACCGATGACCCCTCCTACTCTGGTGGTCCCGGTCGTGAGCGCGTGGACTTATTCATCTGCCCAAACCCTCGTGTCGCCGCGCGCAACCTCGCTCGTTACCCCACATCCCATGCCGTCGCCGTTGGTTGTCCCCGTCTTGACCAGTGGCATCCGCCTGTTCCCAAACCCCCATCTTCCCCGCCTGTCATCGCTGTAACTTGGCACGCCGACATTCGCGTCGCACCCGAAACTCGCCCCGGCATTCGCGAGTTCTCCCCCATGCTCCCCCTTCTCCAGGCCGCTGGCTATCGGCTACTCGGCCACGGCCACCCCCGCATCTTCTCTCGCTTGCGTCGTCTCTACGACCGCCACGGCATCGAATCTGTCGCAGACCCCGACGAGGTGTTCCGCCGCGCCGATGTCCTGATCGCCGACAACACGAGCTTCGCCTTCGAGTTCGCATCCCTCGGCCGCCCCGTCGTGTTCTGCTCCCCCTCTTTCTACCGTCACGACTTCCATGCTCCGCCGCGCTTCTGGGATGCCACCGAGGTCTACCCTCACGCCTCCACGCCCGAAGAAGTCCCCGCTGCTGTCGCCGCAGCCCTGACCCCGCCCTCCTCCGAACTAGCCGCCGCGCGTGACTCCTTCATCCGCAGCGTCTACCATCATCTCGATGGCCGTAGTTCCGCTCGCGCCGCCGCTGCCATCGTCGCCTATCTCGAAGGCCGTCTGGAGGACCTGGATGCGCTCGACCGTGACCCTGATGACGGTTCTGTGGCTAGGCCTGTTGATCTGGATCTTCGTCCAAGTCCGTAGGCGACACTGATGGCCGCCGATCCCGCCAACGTCTTCACCCTCGCCTCCGCCATCCGCGACGAGGTCATCGCCCTTTACGCTGCCGCCTCTCTCCCCCTCCCCGCCCGCCGCCTCGTCTCCGAAGGCTTCCCAGCCTGGGACTCCTGCGAGCAGCTCATCGTGGAACTGCGCCGTGTCGTCCGCGGCAACGTCCCGACCGAAGACCTCTCCCCCGTCAACTGCGCCGGCGTCCGCTTCGCCGAGTTTCACATCTGGATCATCCGCTGCGCTGCCCCCATGAACCAAGACGGCTCTCCCCCTGCCGTCGCTGCCATCGAGACGGTCGCCGAGACCCTCTACACGGACGCCTGGTTTCTGCCCACTTCCCTCGCCGAATCTGTCTCATCGGGCTCGCTCGCCACGCCCTGCCATGATGTTGTCGTCGGCCCGCTGCGCATCCAGGGCCCGGAGGGTGGTTACGTCGGCGTCGATCTCACCGTACTATGGCAGTTGCCCTACTAACCAGGAGGCTCGATGGCGACGCTGCAGCTGGACTCGGCCGCCATCGACTCCTTCACCCGCTCCCCCAGCGGCCCCGTCCAGTCCCACATCCGCGGCCTCGCCGACCGCACTCGCGCCGCTGCGGCGTTCCGTGTCCCCCAGTCCATCCGTGAAGGTCGCCAAGGCCCCCATCTGGGCGACACGATAGAAGTCACGTCTGATGGCGATGGGTATCTGATCGGCTCCACGCTGCCCCACGCGCGAGTCCACCACGAGGGCGCGCAGCCTCACCCCATCTACCCGCGTGGCGGTGCGCTTGTCTTCACGTGGGCTCGAAAGGGATTCCGTGTCGTCGTCCCGCGAGGTGGCGGGTTCCGCACCGGATTCCGCGGTGGTGTTCTCTGGATTGGGAAAGGCCGCGTGGACCACAGCGGCCACGCCGGAAACCCATACCTCATGTCCGCCCTGACCGAAACCGTCCAAGGAGGTTGACGCCCATGCCCCCACCCGAAGAGATGCTCACCTTCACCGCCCCTCCTCCCCCCACCGATCCCGTTACCTTCTCCATCAACTCGGAGACCTTCATCGGCATCCCCTTCCTCCCCGGCTCCCGCTTCCTTCACTTCTCCCGCGTCTTCGATACCGCCACCGCCGGCCTCGTCTCCACCCTTCTCGTCGAAGAGTTCTTCAACGAGATCCTCGACGCCCCCGAACGGGAACGCTTCTGGAAGTTCTGCAACGAACCCTCGTCCGGCATCACCGCCACGCTGCTATCCGAGATGTTCCTCTCCCTGTTCGCCCGCTACTCGTCTGGACCGGAGGAACGTTCCCGCCCTACCGAGCCGCCCAGACCCTCGCAGTCTGGGCGGTCGAAAACTCAGGATTCCTCGAAGGAGAGTGGCTCCTCGCCGGAATCAACCCCCACCGGTACACCGCCGAGCAGGTAGCGAACATGGTCTATGCGATGCTGGTGCGAGACATCCGGGCCGACCCGGCTGTGAGGCATCGTCTCGACCGCATCCTCGCCGGCGAAGTTGTCCTGGACTCGGGCGATCCGATGACTCCATCGCCGCCGATAGACCCCGAGCAGGCCCGGCAGCGGATGGAAGCGATGCGCGACTCTTGGGGTGCGACGCCCGATGCAGCGGCCGGGAAATCTTCGGTCGATGAGATGCTGCGGAGGTTCTCCTAATGGCAGCCGGTAGCCTGCGACCGCCACGGAGGTTCTCCTAGTGGCACAGCCAGTCCTAGGCGAAGCTCATGTCCGCATCTCCCCCGACGTTTCCCGCTTCGCTGCCGACCTTCAACGCAGCCTTGCCCCTCAGCTCGCTCAGGTCGAGCGGTCGATCCAGCGCACCTTCGGCACAGCCGGATTCGCTCAAGCCGGGCAGCAGGCAGCATCAGGGTTCACTTCCTCCTTCGACAAGGGATTCAAGCAGCAAGCCTCCGGCCTATTCGTCCCGTTCTCCGCCGGTCTAGAGAAGGCAGGCGACGAGGGGGCGAAGAAGGCCATCAATCGCATTGGTAACAACCGAAAAGGCTTCGCTGCAGAAGGTGAGAAATCAGGCCGCACCTTCGGCGGTGGCTTCGGGGAAGGATTCGCCGCCCTCGCCGCCTTCGCTATCGCATCTCGCATCCGTCGCTTCTTCACTGAGATCACTCAGTCGGCTATCGACTTCGAGAGCGCGTTCACGGGCGTGCAGAAGACCGTCCAAGGAACCCCCGAACAGTTCGAGCGCCTGGAAAAGTCCATCATCAATCTGGGTACTCGCTCTCGTGATGCGCTGCCCTTTGCCACAACGGAGATAGCTCGCATCGCTCAGATCGCCGGACAGCTAGGCGTGCCCATCGAGTCCGTCACGAAGTTCACTGAGACGATCTTGAAGTTCTCGACGACTGCTCAGGATCTATCTGCCGAGGAAGCTGCAACCGCCTTCGCGCGATTCGCAAGGGTTACTCAGGAGCCGCTTGTCAATATCGAGCGTCTCGCTTCTGTTGTAACGGAGCTAGGCAATACTTTTGCTGCCAATGAGGGTGAGATCCTTCGCTTCTCCCAGAACATCGCCGGACTAGCGCAACGATTCGACATCCCCGCTTCTGACATCATCGCCTTCGGTGCAGCCTCGCGTGAGGCCGGCGTCAACATCGAAGCTGGTGGTACGGCGATCCAGCGTGTCCTGGCGCAACTCGTCGCTGCTGCAAGTGGCGGTGGGGCTGAACTGACGAGCTTCCTTGCCATCACCAAACTCACACGAGAAGAGTTTCAGCGTCTTGCTCAAACGGACCTGGGGACGTTGTTCGTGCGCTTCGTCGAGGGGCTGCAAGGATCTGGTACGGAACTAAGTCAGGTTCTGGACGATGTCGGCCTGGGGACTGAGCGCATCGAGCGAGAGATATCCAAGATTTCCGGTGCAGCAGATTCCTTCACTCGTGCCTTCGCGAGTGCTCGTGAGGAAGTGGTGCGAAACGAAGCCCTGCAGCGAGAGTTCGCACTACGTCTAGAAACCACTGCCTCCAAGCTGACGATCCTTCAGAACCGCATCGGAGAGACGCGACGGCAGATAGGTGAAAAGCTCGCCCCCGCCCTACTATTCGCCACGGGAGCTATGGCTAGCCTGGGAGCAGCCAGTACGGGGCTCACGGCAGCTTTCGCGGGGCTCGTAGCCGGGGCTTTCGCTTTCAACCGGCTTCGCCATATCTTCGGTGAGCTTGCCACGAATATCGGTGGCGCTCGCCTTACTGTCGGGCAGTTTTCTGCTGCACTTGGATTCTCTCAGGCTACTGGCGAATCGCTGCGAACGACTCTGCGGGGACTCAAGAACGGAACGCTTGAGTTCAAGGTCGCCACAGACGGTACTACCGTTACCGTGCAGCGTCTTGCATCGACCGAGGCGGCTGCCAACGCTCAGCGATTGTCCTCCATCTCAGCCTTCAGGGTCGCGCGTGTTGCTACTGCCGATCTTTCTGCTCACCAGGCTGCCTTGAATCTGCAATACACCATCGCTCATCCGATTATCGGGAGAGCAACCGTTGCGATGCAGGGATTCACGCAGACGCTTCGGGCGCAAGCATCAGCAGCCGCTGCTGCTGCGGCAGGTATCGGGCCGATGAGATTATTGTTAGGTGGCCTCGTGGTTGCTGCCAGCGTCGCGATCGGAGTCGATCTCCTGAATCGCGCCCTGGAAGCTCTCCAAGAAAAGCTGGACAAGTTCCGTGGGCGCCCAGGTATAGCTGAGGTGGACGATGCCTTCGCCGACCTTGCTGAAAACGGTTCGGCGAATATCGACGTCCTCATAGATAGGATCGGTGCGTTCGGAAGTTCTTCAGCGAAGGCTGCCATCGACGCTGGGAATCTTGGGGATGCGATAGATAATGCGCTGACATCTCCCGTGCGCTTTCTAGGTTCAGTGATTCCAGGAGCCAACGTTGCAATCGAACAACTGCGGAAAGAGTTCCAGTTTCTTGATGAACGTCTGAAGTCGCTTGTTGAAGGTGGGTCAGTCGAGACAGTTCGCAAGGATATAGAGAACCTTGCATCTGCTTTGAATATCACACCGGAACAACTCCTCGCCGTGCTGGATGAAACCAAAGTGGCGCTCGACCAGGTGGGGGCTGCTGCTCGGATCGCAGGGATCGAAGCGAAACTTTCAGGGGATGGAGCAGCCGAGGGCGCTGAAGGATTCGGAGAGTTCGGCGATGCTGCCAAAGCTGCTGCCGGTGCCCTGAATGCCATCAAGGCCGCCCAGGCTGAATACCAGCAGCGTGTTGACTCCTTCATCCCCACCTTCGGTGAACTTGTCGTCGAACAACGTAAATCCGGTGCTGCTGCTGATAAAGCGGCTAAGGATACTCGGACATCAGCGCGGCAGATCGCTGAAGCCCAACGTGCCCTCGCCCGCGCTCGCGAAGACGGCAACCGCCGCATCGCCGAAGCCGAACGCCGCCTCGCCGAAGCCGAAGAAGACGCCGCCGAGCGTATCTTCAACGCCCGTATCCGCCTGCAAGACACGCGTATCTCCCAGACCCGTCGGGTCCGCGACGCGCAGCAGGCCCTCCAGGACTTCCAGGCCGCCCTCGCCCGTGTGGGTGGCGCTCAGACTCCCGAGGACCTTCTACGCCTCCGTGACTTGGAGCAGGCTGCGGCCGACGTGCGCGAGGACGCCAAGCGTGCTGACGATGATGCCGTCCGCGATGTCCGGCAAGCCCAAGAAGATGGCGCCGAAGCGGTCGAAGAGGCGCAGCGCCGTATCGTCGAAGCTCAACGGGAGGCCGCTGAACGTGTTGCAGACGCGCAGCGCCGGTTAGCTGAAGCGATGGAGAAATCGGCCGAGCGGGGAGCTGCGGCTGCCCAGAGTGTCGCCGACACGATTGTTCGCACTACCTCCTCGCTCGTCGAGTCCTTCCGCACCAACACCCGGCTGCTCAACACCTTCGCCGCGAACCTCGAAAGCCTCGCGCCGCGCGTGTTCGACATCTTCGGCGACCGCGATGTCGGAGAAGCATTCCTCGCTCGCCTCGCCGAGCTGGGCCCGGACGCCATCCCGCTACTTCGCAAGCTGAACAAGACGACCGATAAGGAACTTGAGGGCATCATCAAAGCCTTCGATAGCAACATCAAGGCTGCCAAGCGTGTCGCTGATCAGAACTTCACCCGCTTCCCACCCAACTTCGAGAAAGCTCTCGCCCCTGCGGTCAAGTCCATCGAGGACAAGATGGCGGAAGCCATCGGTGCCTTCGATGCCCTTGGTGACGCCGGGGCGGATACGGCCGATGCAACCGCTGCAGAGCTGACCGAACTCGGCCTCAACCTTGAACGCTTCGCGCGTGAGGGAGCGTTGAACCTCAGCACTGTCGAGAAGGGGCTACTCCTCACCGGAACATCCGCCGCAGATTCCGGCGTCAAGATCGAGGCGATGAGGGAACTGCTTGAATCTCTGCGCTCCCGCAACGTCACTCTCAACTTCGACGCCAAGACCGACAAGGCCAAGCGGAAGTTCGAGTTGTTCATCAAGGACATCCTCGACACGGACCTTGGTGGCGGCGTCACCCTCGGCGAGTTTCCCGGTGTGTTCCAGCATGGTGGCCCCATTCAAGCGGGCCAGGCTGGTCTGGTTGGCGAAGCAGGCCGCGAGTTGTTCGTCCCCTCTACTGACGGCACGATCATCTCTCACCGCGAAACTGAACGTATCCTGCGCGCCCTGAGCGGCCTCGCCCCCACCGGCGGCGGCTTCGTCCAGCACGTCACCGTCAACGAGGTTGCCCAAGACCCGATCGCCACTGCGCGCGCCGTCTCCTGGGCTGTTGCAAGAGGGGCGGTGCGTTGAATCATGAAGCTCCGTGACTTTCTAGAGTTCAACGGTTTCGAGATCGCTAATGAAAATCGAGTACGCGCCTATCTCGAGGCCGGGCTCCTCGGCGGCGGCCCTCGCATCGTCTCAACCGACTGCGGCTGCGATGCAACCGACACCGGCCCTTACATCTCCCCCGAGACCGATCCTGCCCCCTGGTATGACGACAATTACCTCTCCTCCGCCGACTATCTCGGTCTCATGCTCCACGACGCCCGCCTCGATCCCGTCATCGCTCGCGCCGTCACTCCCCGATTCTCCGGTGGCGCGACCATCGGCCGGATGCGGCCCCGGCATCGCATCGTCGCCGTCCGCGGCCTCATGCTCGCCTCGTCCGAACTGGGGATGCGCTACGGGGAACTGTGGCTCACCGACGTTCTCGCCGGCACGATCACCGGCTGCGCGGCCGACACTCTGCGTATCCTGCTCGGCTGTCCCGACGACGACTATGCCGAAGTCCCCTATCGCACGCTACGCCAGACCGGCATCGTGGAAGGCCCCAACTTCTCTCCCATCGCCGAGCTGCCCGAATGCTACCTCCAAGAAGTCACCTTCCAGCTCGCGGCGGGCATACCCCATCTTCTCTCCGAGCCTGCGACTTGCATGTCCCAGGAGGTGAGCGCCTAGATGCTCGATCATGCCGACGGCTTCGATTGGATTCCCACGGCTGCCGACGACGCGCTGCTCGCCGACCGCTATGACCTCGTGGATGCCAACGTCACCATCGACGACTCTTTGGCGAACGTCGATTGGGAGAACGGCCTGACCGCCACCTCATCCGGCCAGCGTCTACGCAAGGTCGTCACCACCTCCGCGACCCGCATCACCGGCTTCCACTTCGTCGCCACGTCCCTCGCCGCGCAGACCATCTTCCGCTTCCTCGACTCCGGCACGGTCCAGGGCTCGTTGCGTCTTACCGCCGACGGGCGTATCGCGGCCTACTCGGGCGACGCGGCGACGCTGCTCGGCCAGTCCGATGCAGGGGCTATCGTCATCAACACCGTCTACTGGATCGAATGCAAGTATCTCGTCTCCTCGGATGCGGACGTGGGCTTCATCGTCGTTGGCATAGACGATGTCGCTGTGGTATCCGTCCGCGCCGTCACCCAGATCGCAGGCGCGACCATCAACCAGGTGGAACTCGTCGCCGACTCGAACGTCATCTTCGACGACTGGGTGAACAAGAACATCCTGGGCTCGACGCACAACGACTTTGGCGGCGAAGCCTACGTGGAGCTAACCCAAGTCTCCGACGAGCTAGAGTACGGCGGGTACGAGGGCGGGTCCGAAGCCGCGTTCGAGTGGGTGAACTCCGCAGGCAACTCGTTGAACAACAACATCTACGTCGATGAGGTCCCCACGTCCGCGCCCGATGACGACACGTCCTACGTCCACGATTCCGGCTCCCCCGGCGACATCGACACTTACCGCGCCAGTCTAGCGATGCTTGAAGGCACCCTGTCGATCACTATTCCCCTCTCCGCCGTCTCGGTTCTGTACCGCGCGCGTCTCGAGGCTCCCGGCTCGGAGAACTTCGCCCCCCACGAGTTCCAACCTTCCACCGGCAATCGTGTTTCCGGTGACGCTATCGCCGACTTCATCGCTGTGGACTCGGACTCCTACGCCTACTATGAGGCCATCCACGTCACCGATGCCGATGGCGCCGCGTGGGATGTCGAGAACTACGAGACGTCCGAGTTCGGGCAGGAGTCGGCATGACCATTCGCATCACGGCGCTGAACCCGCAGCTCGTCTACGAGGCGGGCTCGACGCTGACCGACCCGGAGGCTGTACCAACGCCGCTGCCGACGGGGACGTGTTGCGAGTTTGCGGGGCCGGGGATTGGGGATTCGTCGCCGGTCATTACGGTGACGACGGGGGGGAGTGCGGCGACGGATGTCACTATCTGGGCCGAGGGCTGCGAATGTGGTTACACCGATATCTACGGGGAGTATTGTGATGTAACCGAGGGCGGCGTCTATCCCAACGCTTCGATCACCGACACCGAATACCGCATCGCCGACCTCCCCGCCAACTCGATGCTCGTCATCGACGCCGTCGAAGAGAAGGTCACTCTCACCGACGACGAAGGCATGGTGCAAACCGGCGGCGTGGAGGCCCTCGAATGGGCTGGCATCTTCGAGTGGATACGCGCGGCGAAGGGCGGCTGCCAGCGCGTGTGCGTGGATGTGGGGAGCGGTTCAGCCGATGTCGAGATCCTCGTTTATGACCGCGAGTGGTAAGCCATGACACTTGGTTGCGGTCATCCGCGCGCCTTCATCCAGTCCGTCGGCGGCACGAACCCCATCACCGAACTCGCCGTCTCCAACGTCTCCTGGGGCCGCCGCCTCGATGAACTATCCGACGGTCGCGTTGTCCTCGGTGAAACCCAAGACGCCGCCTGCCTTCCCGTCCTCGCCTCATTGACTCCCTTCTCCCACGAACTCGCCATCTGGCGTGACAGCGAAGAAGTCTGGGTTGGCCCCGTCACCGAGCCCATCTATACCCTGGGCGGCCTCACCATCCCCGCCCGCGACTTGTTCCAATGGTTCGAGCGCCGCCTGCTTCCCTTCGACCGCGTCTTCACCGGCGTGGATCTCTCCGTCATCGCTGCCGCCTACATCGACGATGCCCTCTCTCGCGACAACACGCCCGCCATCGCGA